CTACTTGCTCGGAGTCAGAGAACGCCCTTGGTCGTCGCGCGGGTCCGACAGCGGGGTCACTTTGGGTTCGGCGACGGCGACGATGCCGAACGTGCCGAGCAGGACGAGGACGGCGGTGATAACGCCCTGGATCGCGCCGCCCTGGGCGGGTGAGATGACGCCGCTGTTGGCGAGTCCGGCGACCAGCGCGGTGATGCCGCCGAACACGCGGGCCGCGCCGCGTAGGGGCCGTGGGCGGTCGTTGGTGGGTCGGGTCATGGTTGAACCTCCAGGGTCAGGGCAGGCGGATGACCTGGCCGGGGAAGATCCGGTTCGGGTCCGCGATGGCGTTGATGCGGGCGAGTTCGCGCGAGGTGGTGCCGTTGCGCTGGGCGATGGCGGAGAGGGTGTCCCCGGGCCGGACGGTGTGGAAGCGGCCCGCTTGCGGGCCGGTGAGGGTGAGGACCTGGCCGGGGAAGATCCGGTTCGGGTCCGCGATCCCGTTGATGCGCGCGAGTTCCTGCCAGGTGGTGCCGTTGCGCTGCGCGATGGCGGAGAGGGTGTCCCCGGATCGGACGGTGTAGGTGTTGGGCGCGGGGGCCGGGTTCGGTGCCGGGTTGGGTGCGGGCGCGGGGGCCGCGCCGAGGGTGAGCTGGTCGAGGCTGTACCCGGGCATGGTGGCGTCGCGGTCGACCTTGCCGGGGATGCCGGGGACGACGCCGTTGTCGGTGTGTTGGTGCAGCGCGAGGCGCGGGTGCGACCAGCCCGGGGAGCCGGGCTTGCCGTTGTAGCGGGCGATCCAGAGGAACACGTCCCCGTCGGCCCACTCGTCGGGCCGGAGGATGTGGGTCCACCAGTCGCTGTTGGCGTACACCAGGACCTTGCGGATGCCGGTGACCGCGCGCAGCCGGTTGATGAACGCCGCGACGAATGCGTTGCCGTTGTCGCGCAGGTCGGCGTGTTCCATGTCGAGCATGGGCGCCAGCGCCGCCGGGTCGAGCAGCCCGCGGGCTCGGAGCTGCCCGGCGAAGTGGTTGACCTGGGCGTCGATGTTGACGTCGCGGGCGAAGTGGTAGCCGCCGGTGTGCAGGCCCGCGCCCTTGGCGCCGTTGACGTGGCTGACTGAGGCGGGGTCGATGTAGTCGACGCCCTCCGTGAGCTTCACCGACGCGAAGGAGATGCCGTTGCCGCGTACCGCGCCGAAGTCGGTCACGCGGTTCCAGTGGGAAAGGTCGATACCGTAGTCGGTCATGTGCTGTGTGGTTCTCCTGTGGACGAACGAAAAGAGCCCGCCACCGGGTGGGTGACGGGCTCGGGTGGGTCAGGTCAGGTCAGGACTGGACGCCTGCGGCGTAGGCGTAGGTGGCGCGGATCGCGCCGGTTCCGCTGGTGCGGCGGGCTTCGAGGTGCACGTTGTGGTGTTCTCCGAACACGCCGGGCATGGCCTGACGCCAGAAGCGGTAGTCGATCACGTAGCCCACGGGCGCGGAGGCGAGGACCACGCCGCTGGCCTCGTCGCGGATGCGCACCTCCCCTCGCGTGTCGGGGTTGTCGCTGGTGCATCGCACGTGCGCGTCAAGGCAGGGGTGCTGGCGGTTGAACGTGGCGGTTTCGAGGGCTTCCCAGTCGCCGGATGTTGTTGCGGCCCAGTCGGTATAGCGGGCACGAGCCACGTTGTGGGGGATGTACGGGCGGGCCAGACCGGCTCCCGAGTCGACGTCGTCGCCGACGATGATGTTGCCGCTGTAGTCCCAGATGGCGACGTACTGCCGGTACCCCTTGCTGTTGGGGTTGTCGTCCAGGACGGTGATGCGCCACCGGCCGCGATCGTCGCTGACGGCGGTGATGGGCTGCGGTGTGCCGTCCGGGCGGGCCATGCCGCCGCCCAGACCACCGACGAGGAACACGACTTGCCCGTCCTGGTCGATGAGCTTGATACCGCCGAGGTCTCGGACCTCGATACCGCCGCTGCTGATGACCGCGTTGGACAGGGTCCCACGCGAGAGCTCGTCCACCTGCCTTTCCAGGGCGGTGATGCGGTGGGCCAAATCGTCGGGGCTGGGGGTGACGGGCACGGGTCGCCTTTCAGGAGGTGGCGGGAACCGGGGCAAGGGTGAGTTCGGCCGTCTGCGGCGAGCTGCCTCGGTAGGTGATGGCGGTGACGCGCCGTCGCCGTTGTCCGGCGGGGGTAAGCCGGTCGGGGCGCGGGGTCAGGACGACCTGGTCGCCGACCAGGTAGCGACCCAGGCGCGGGTCGGTGTCGGTGCGCACGGTCGCGCTGTCGCGGGTGACACCGGTCCGCAGGACGTCGAGGTAGCCGCGGGCATGTGCCGCCAGGACGGCGGGGCGCTTCTCGCTGCTATGACTGGTAATGACGGCGTCGAGCGCGGGCCACCCGGCCCGGGGCAGCGCGTCTTGGGACGCGCGGCCGATCAGTCGTCCGCGCTCGACGCCGTCCCCGGGCACGGTCACGGCATCGGCCATGACCGACCCGTCCTCGTCCCAGCCGTAGGCCACGAGCTGGCGGCCGTGGTCGAAGTGCCACAACTGCCCGCCCTGGGCCAGGGTCGGGTTGCCGACGCGCAACACCCACTCGATCCCGGACCGGTCAGCCCGGTACCGGGGAAGGAAGTGCAGGTCCGGCCCGGCTTCGGCGCGGGTGAGCTGCCCGAGACGTTCGCCTGCCGTCGCCAGCTCGTGCCCGTAGAAGGTGCGGTCCTCGTCGCCGGAGCTGTCCAGTCGCGGCAGCAGCAGCGGCAACTCGCCGTGCGGCCGGTCCACAGCGGCGCGGACGATGTCAAGCGCGACCCCGGGTAGCGACCGATAGGTCAGCACCAGGTCGGCACGCGGGTCGGTGAAGCCCCAATCGCCGTAGCGGGCGAGGATGCGGTGATCGAACACCGCCCACAGCCCGGCGCAGGTTACCTCTAATTCGTCTGCGCCGGGGCGTCGAGTTCGGGAAATGACCGGCCCCGCCCACAACACCCGGTCGGTGTCGGCAATTGCGAGGTAATGACGCCACGGTGCGGTGACGGCACGGATATCGACATCCCCGGGTACGGCATCCAAGATCAACGATGTGCGCGCCGAACCCGGCGCGGATAGCTGGTCGGTGTAGTCGGCGGGCGCGTCCAGTTCGGCGACGATCTCGCCGGTTCGCAGATGACCCAACAGAAGGCGGGGCAGCGGCGTGCACCCCCCGCTCTGCTAGGGTGTCCGCCGTTCACCACAACAGCGCTTCAGGTCGCCGGTACGGCCTGAGGTAGTCACACGGTGCCGAGGTTTGGCAGCGGGGACCGGCCAATGTTGTCACCGACGCCGGAAAGCGGCGTTGGTATGAGCCCTCTGTTCCGGCGGATGGACTCGACCGGGACCAGTTAGCTGGTCAGGTTGAGGCTGTCCGCGTGGCCCCAGTCCTGATCAGCCAGGCAGAAGGCAATGGCACGTGGTGGCTGTGGGAATTGAGGCTCTGGGAGCCGTTCTGGCGGGTGGCGCTGTGATCGCGTTGATCCGTTGGTTGGGTGCGGCGCTCATCATGCGCATGACGTTGAAGGACGTTCCCCCGAAAGAGCGGGTGGCGATCATCCGGGCGTTGACTCCCACGTTGCGGGCGCTGTCGTCTGCGCGAGAGAAGAACACGGGCCGTGTGCGGCGGCATGGCACCGAGGGCGACCGCTCACTACCCGGCGCGGACGATGGCAGCTAGACCGGCCCGGCCGGATCGCGGGATACCCACAGGTGGCTGTTGTACGGGGTGATCGACCATGTGCCGTCGCCGAACAGGCGCGCGATGGTGAGATAGACGGTGCGGGGGCCGGTGAGCGGCCCGGTGCTGGCGGTCTGGGTCTGGCACCATCCGCCCCCGTTGGTGGGGCCGACCCCGACGGCGTAGATCCCGCCGGTCGGGGTGTCGAGGCGGATGAACAGGTCGGCGCGGCAGTTGGTGGCGACGACCTCGGCTGATCCCTGGACGGTGAGCCGGTAGGGGTAGCCAGGGTCGGGGACGTCCACGCTGTTGATCTCGGCGCTGTCGCGGATGCCGGTGCGCACGGTGAAGCGGTTGCCCATGCCGGACCAGCCGGGTTGTCCGGCCCGCCAGCGTTCGCCGTCCCAGGCTTCCAGTCCGGTGGGCCGGTAGCGGGTGTGGCCAGGGTAGGCGCCGGGGTCGGCTTGTGCGTCGCCGGGGAGCAGGACGCCGACGCCGCCACGGGTTCCGGCGGCGCGGCGCAGGTCGGTGCGCATGGTGGTGGACAGTTGCCGGGTCGCGGGTGGCAGCGTGAACCGTGCGAGCGGGATGGACCCGGGCGGCAGGGGCGGGGCGGCCGGTTCGGGGGCGGGCTGGCCGGTGACGGGTTCGATGACGAACCCGGTCCGGGGGTCGCCGAGTCGTTCGTCGTAGACGCGGGCGACGATCAGGTCCACCCGGGGCAGGGAGGGGTCGGCTGGGTCGAGCTCGACGCGGCCGGTGTCGTCCAGGGTGCAGATGTAGGGGCCTTGCCCGGGGCGTTCGATGACGCATTGCCCGACGCCGATGGTGACGCCCAGGCCGTCGGCGGCGCGCAGCAGCGGGCGGAGGTCGGCGATGACGCCGCTGTCGGCGCGGGTGGGCAGCACGCCGGAGGACCAGCCCATGAGCTGGCCGGGGGCGGGTCCGAGGATCGCGCCGAGGGCGTAGCGGGCGTCGCGTTCGGTGAGGCGGCGGTTGACCGCCCAGGGGTCGAGGCCGTCGAAGGTGATCGGCACCGGTCGGGGCTCCCTTCGTGGTCGGTCACCACCAGGCGGGCCGCCAGGTGACGGTCAGGGACGCGGCGGGGTTGGGGAGGTCGTTGTGGGTGAGGACGAACACCCCGGGTGCGCCGGGGCGCAGGGCCAGCGCGTCCCAGTCGGTCACCACGGCGCGGGCGCGCGCGGGGACGCCGTCGAGCAGCACGAGACGGGCGCGGGTGTCGATGGTCAGCCGCTGGTCGGCGGTGATCGGGTCCAGGAACACGACGGATACGGTGTCGCGGGTGATGGTGATGGGTGGGGTGAGCGGGCCGGTCAGGGTGAGGGTGGGGGCGGTGTCGGCGGTGCCGGTGTTGGTGGCGGTGACGCGGCCGGTGTGTTCCTGGGGGCCGAAGTCCAACCCGGGCGCGGTGAAGTCGAGGCCGGGGGCGGTGAAGTCGAGCCCGCCGGTCGTGGAGGGTGCGGGCAGTCGGGTGGTGGCGGCCTGCTCGGGGCCGTACTTGCGGGGGTCGGCCGCGACCAGTTGCAGGGAGAAGTCCAGCCAGTACCCGCCGGGGCGGATGGTGACCAGGGTCGCGTCCTCCTGGACGACCTCGGCGACCAGGTCGCCGGTTTCCTCGGTGCAGCGCAACGGGTACCGGCCCGCGGGGCTGGCGCACAGCGCGGCAAGGCGGTGTTCGGCATCGCGGCGGGCTTCCCAGGTGGGCGCGTACACCCAGCCGTCGAGCCGGATGGTACGGGCTTCCCGGTAGACGGTGCCCGGCCACGACCCGTGGTCCCCTGTTCGTGACCCGGCCAGCGAGTCACGAACACCGGGCGAGGCGGACCAGCCGGTCACCTTGTCGATGACCCATTCCCGGCCCGCCGCGTCGGGCGGGCCGTTGAACTCTTGGCCGTCGAGGGTCCAGCGGACGCGGAGGGGAAGCCCCGAGGGCGGCACGGGGCACCACCTCCGGGCCTAGGGAAGTCCGCCGGTACGCAGCGCGTAGCCGAGTTGCCGGTTGGCGGCGGTGGCGATCGACCAAGGCGACTGGTCCGGGTGCGGGGTGATGGTCTGGTTGACCGTGACACCCGCGCCCGCTGCGGCGGTCGCGGAGTCGAAGTCGCTTCGCACGGGGTCGAACGTCGCGGCGGCGGCGAGCCGGTCGGCGGCTCGCGCGGCCAGCGGTGTGGCGTCGGCGATGCCGCGCGCGAACCCCTCGGCGGTGAAGGCCCCGATCTGGTGCATTCGCCGTGACGGGCTGGCGATCCCCAGCCAGTCGAGCACGCCGCCGACGGCGTCCTTGATCAGGTTCAGCAGGAACCGGCCCACCGCGCCCGCGGCCTCGCGTAGGCCGTTGAGCAGGCCCTGGATCGTGTTGCGGCCGGTCTGGAGCAGCAGATTTCCCAGCTCTCCCAAGGAATCGAGGATGCGGCCGGGCAGGCCGCGCACCCACGACAGCAGCTCTCCCAGGGAGTTCACGGCCCCGTCTCGGACGCCACGGAACCAGCTCGCGACGCGGCCCGGTAGCTGGCCGAACCAGCCGACCACGGCGAGCACGTCCCGCACCCGGGCGCCCACCCAGTCCGACACCGCGTTCCAGATCTCGATCGTCTTGGCCTTGATCGCGTCCCAGTTGGTGACGACCAGGACGACCAGGGTGACGATGGCCAGCGCGATGGCGGTGAACGGGTTCGTCGCGAACGCGACCTTCATCAGGTTGAACGCCATCGTCACCGCACGCACCGAGGAGACCACAAAGGACAGTGCGCTCGCCAGTGGACCGGCGACGGCGGCGAGGGTGCCCAGCCCGATGACCAGTGGCCCCAGCCATCCCGCGTTCTGGGAGAGGAAGGAGGCGAACTGGGCGAGCAGTGGCCCGGCTAGCTGGAGCCCGACGACTAACGCGCCACCGACCTGGGTCGCGAACTGCGCCAGCGCGGGCAGCAGGTTGATCAAGACCGGCGCCAGCTCGGTCATCGCGGTACCGAACACGCCCGAGGCGGCCGTGCCTGCGGCGGCGAGGAAATCGGCGAACTTGGACAGGACCTCGGTGCCCTCCGCGCTCTTGAGAAACTCGCGGAGCTGGCCGGTCGCGTCGACCAGGAAAGCGAGGAAACCCCCGCCGGAGTTGTCCAGCGCACCGAAAACGGTGCGGACGATGGAGCCGAGATTGCGCAGGACCTGCCACATCTGTGACAGCGTCGACAGGCCCTCACCGATCCAGGTCTTGAGCTGGCCGGTCTGACGGGCCTGGGCGATGAAGTCGGCGAACCGCTGCGCGGAGGCGGCAAGGCTGGACGCCAGTTGCGGCAGGAACTCCGATCCGACGGCGGTGATGTCGCGGAACGCGCTCGCGACCGCGACCCCGGCCGGGGACAGCCTCGCCAGGGAGTCCCGGACATTGTCCAGGATGCTCCCGGTGTCCGATAAGGACTGCGAGGAGCTGAGGAAGGCGGCGAAGCCACGCGCGCCGGTGTTGAGTTCGGACGCGATCCCGCCGAGCCCTGAGCGCAGGACCGGCAGATACGAGCCGCCGAGCCGGGTGACCTCCTGCCCCATCCCGGCGAACAGGCGCTGCTGCACATCCAGGCGCAGCGCCCCGAACGCGGGTTGCAGATCCTTGACCGCCTGGGCGGTCTCCCGCGCCGAGGGCGCGAGCTTGGCCAGCGCGGCGGCGAACGCCTTCGAGTCGTCCAGACTCGACAGCGCCTCGCCGAACCCCTGGAACCCCAGGATCAGGGTTCCGATGGTCGCGGCGGCTGCCGCTCCGGCGGCGGGGAGCAGCAGCAGCGCGCCCGCCGCCTGCGTGGCGGCGGAGACGATCCCGATCAGGGATTGCGCGGTACCAGCGGCGTTGCCGATGGCCAGGGTGGTCCCGGCCAGCCGACCGAACGCGGCGCCGATGGCGCGGGCCTGGTCGAGCGCCTTCTTGTCGACCTCGACGTTGAGGTGGACGGTGTCGCCCGAGAGCCGGGCGACCAGCGCGCGCCACCGCGTCTGGACGGTGGCGTCGTCCAGCTCGGCCGCGACGGTGACGGCGGCGGCCCGCTCGGCGGTGTCGGCGACCCGGCGAGCGTCGGCGGCGAGTCCGACCGCGTCCAGGACGGCGGGGATGCGCACCACGCTGGTGCGCTCGATCCGCCCCAGGTAGCGGGCCAGGGACCGCCCGAACGCGTCGGTTCCGGGCAGGACCCGGACACGCAACCGGCCGATCTCGCGGCCACCGGGGTCCGCCAAGGGGGCGCACCCCCTCGACTAGCTGGTCATACTGTGCCGTTCTGTTGGTGTGCGGCGATCTCGGCCACGGTCACCACCCGGGCCGCGCGTCTGCGCGGCTGGGTCGGGCGGGGCAGCGGCTTGGGCGGGGTGGGGCGTCGGCGAGCGTTGGCGGCGATCGTGGTCCAGGTGCCGAGCTGGACGGCGTCCACCACGGTGGCGAGCAGGTGAGCGGGCGTGGTCCACGCCCGGTGTTCGGGGCCGCCGCGGAGCGCGGCGACGGTGGCGGAGTCCTCGGGAAGGTGCTCGATCAGCCACAGCACCCGACGCGGGGTCAGGGTGCCGTGCCACAGGTCGGCGAGGTCGACCCCGTAGTAGCGCCGCAGGTCGGCGTACAGGGCGGCCCCGCCGACCTTGTCGGTTAGCTGGTCGAGCCCGAGACTTCCGGGAGCTGGCACACCTCCTGGTACTTGCGGAACAAGCCGGTCAGGGTGAGCAGGTCGCCGCCGATCTCGGCCAGCAGCGCGCGGGCGGTGGGTTTGGTCTCGGCGACCAGGAGCACGACGTCGGCGAGCGCGGCGACCAGCTCGTCCTCGTCGTCCCCGGCCTCGGCGACGGCGGCGACCCGCTCACCCAGCGCGGTCAACTCCGCACGGTCCTTCTTGGACATGCGCAGTGCGTTGCGCAGGCAGACGGCCTTGCCGCCCGCCAGGCCCACGGTCAGGTCCTGGATGCTGCGGCGCGCCTCGGCGCGGATCTGGTCGAGCCCGATCACAGCGGACACGTGCGATTCTCCTTTGCTGATGGGGAAAGGGGTGATCAGGCGGGGCGTCCGAGACCGGCGGCGAACCACTCCATGATGTTCGAGCCGGTGACCTGGAGGACCTGGGCGCGCACCGGGAACGCGAGGAAGTTCTCCACGTCCACGGAGATATCGTCGTCGGACCCGATGGACACCCGGGACACGTACAGCCCGGCCTCTGCCGCGCCGTCGATCATGCGCACGAACAAGGCGCGTTCGACCGGCGGGGCGGAACCCTGCACGCCGAAGACCCCCGGCGTGTCGACGTCGCCCGCGCCGAAGAACAGTTCCAGGGTGTTGTTGTCGAGCTGGTGAAGCTGGAAGCTCACCGCCCAGGTGGCCGGATCGCGGCGTTCCCGCAGAGCGGGGTTCTCCCACGTACCTTTCACTTCGCTGTCGCCGTTGTCGCGGCTGATGGTCAACCCTTCCTCACGGGAGGTGTGACCCACCACCGACCAGGGATCGACGGGGTTGCGCGGATCGAGCGGGGCGGCCTGACCGGGCGCGGCGAGATACACGCGGCCGGTGCCGGGGATGAGGACGGCGGAATCGTTGAGCGCCAAGTACGGATCTCCACTGTGGAGTGGCGACCCGCGTGCGCGTGTGCCTCCTCCGCAAGTCGCCTTGCGAACGGGGGACGCGCGCCACTGATCAGGCGCGAGGGGGACGCACGCCTAGCGCGTAGGTCCCGGTGAAGTGCTGGATCTCGGTGGGCTGGCCTGCCAGTCGCAGCGCCCGGGGATAGGACACCGTGCGAAACGACGCCAGGTGACCGAACGGGGTGACCGTCTGCTCGACCCACGCCGTGTAGAGCGCGGCCCGCACGGCTTCCGCGAGGTCGGCGGCGGCCCGCCTGGGGCCGTGGGTGTAGGTCTCGATCTCGACCAGCGGCACGCCGAGCTGTGCCGGGTGGACTTCCTCGCCACCGACCACGTCGACGAACACGTAGGGGCTGCGGCGCAGCGGGTCGGACAGCTCGGCTTCCACCGTCACGGCATCCGGCAGCGCGGAACGCAGCAGGTGAAGGACCAGGCCGTCCACGTAGGGCAGCAGACGGACCACGCTCACCTCCGCCTACAGGTCGGCGGCGTCCCGCAGGACGCGCAGCCCGCGAACCCGGGTCCCGTCCGGCGCGAGGTGTCCGTACTCGATGGACAGCGCGCCCTCGTCCACCAAGGACACGACCGTGTCGGTGCGGCCCCGGGTGACCTCGATGGCGGCGGTGCCGGTGCGACGGTGGGCGGCCAGGGCGGCGCGGGCACGGTCGGCGATCTCGTCGGCGGCCTCGCGCACGGCGGCGCGGACCTCGGGCAGGTGGGCCACGATGTCATCGGCCCGCCGGTTCACCTCTGCCACGGGTCACCCCCCGGGCGCGGATCAGGATGGTGGTGTGCCGGGTGGCGGGGCTGTCGCCGCGCTGCTCGGGTTCGCCGACCACATCCCAGGTGTGCCCGTTCCACTCGACCCGGTCCCAGGGACCGCTGGGGGCGTCGCGGGCGATGACCCGGGCCAGGGTGGCGACTGCTTGGCCGTTGACGACCAGGTCGGCGGAGCTGATCGGCTGGACCCGGGCGGTGACCGGATGGCCGGTGGGACCGGGTCGCCAGGCGTGGTTGCCGTCGGCGTCGGCGGCCCAGACGGAGGGGTAGATCACGACCTGGTCGGGGCCGTGGTCGAGCAGGCTCACCCGCCGCTCACCCCCAGCGATCAGGCTCCGGTGGTGAGGCGAGCGCGGGGCGGATGGTGAACGCCCCGCCCCGAGGGTTGACGCCGAGATCGCGCCAGTCGGTGTCGGGGATGGTGAGGTACCCGGCGGCGGCGCGGACGTCGAGGGTGTAGGAGTAGTCCCCGGCCGTCTCGCTGGTGTAGCCGGACGGGTTGCGCAGCACGCGCGCCACGGCGTTGGCCTCGATCATGACGACCAGGTTCCGCGCGATGCGGCCGGTGGCGACGCGAGTGTCCAGGTCGGGCAGGCGGGCGCGGATCATGGTCTCGGCGTCGCCGAGCAGCACGGCCGCCAGCTCCCGCTCGGGGTCGGTGAGCGGGCGGCCGAGCCGCTTGCTGACGTCCTCGGGTACGGCGTAGTTCACTGCCCGCGGCCCCGGACGCGCTTGGCGCGAGTGGTGGTGCGCCGCGCCGCAGCGCTGGGCGCGGGGTCGGGTGCGGTCGCGGTCGGGCCGGTGGGTTCGCGGTACCCGGCGGCGATGAGCTGGGCGGCCAGTTCCTCGCGGACGTGGACGCGGGTGCCCACGGTGTTGATCAGCTCCATGGGTCAACGTCCCTTGTGCTCGGTGTGCAGGGCTTCCAGCTCGGCGACGAACGCCGCCAGCTCGGTGCGCGGGTCCAGCTCGGCCGCGCGGCGGCGGGCCACGGCCGACACCGCCGCCCAGGTGTCGGGATCGAGCAGGGACCGAATGGTGCGGACCCAGGTGTCGGGGTCGTCGCGGTCGATGAAGGTCCCGGCGTAGGACAAGGATTCGAGTAGGCCGGGGGTGGGGTGGGCGATGGTGGGGATGCCGGAGTGCGCGGCCTCGATGGCGACCATGCCGAACGACTCGTAGATGGACGGCATGAGCAACACCCGGGTACGGGACCACACGTCGCCGGGCATGTCCGGGGTCTGCGGCTGGATCTCCAGGTTCGGCACGCTCCAGTCGATGACCTGTGCGCCGTGCCCGCCGACGACACCGAGGAAGTCGACGTCGGGCATCCGGCGGGCCAGCTCGTAGAAGTGCAAGCCGCCCTTGTCGCGGTTGAGGTTGACCAGGGCGACCCGGTCACCGGGGGTAGTGGCGTGCTGCTCGCCCCACACCGGGGGGTGCACGACGATCGAGCGCAGGCCCCGGTGCCGGGTGGCGTAGTAGCGGCGAATCCACCAGGTGTTGAACACGACCAGGTCCGGGCGCTTGTGCAGCCACAGGGTGGTGTGGTGCATGTTGTTGTGCACCACGTGCACGACCGGCACCCCCAGGTCCCGGCCGAGCTTGGAGGCGTGCGGGGTCTCCTGGTGGTGGGTGAGGAGCACGTCCGGGTTCAGGGAGGCGACCAGGCGGGGCACGGTGCGCTCACCCGCGCCCGCCCGGTGCACCCGAACGCCGTCCACTGTGTACTCGTCGTCGCCCTCCGGTTGGGAGGTCACGACCACATGGGACTCGTGCCCCGCGTCGGCGAGGGCGCGGAGCATGGCGTCCAGCATGGTTTCCGACCCGGCGCGGTGCGCCGGGAGGTAGAAGTGGATGAGCGCGACCACGCGCACGGGACGGCCCCTCTCAGCTTCCGGCGACCTCGTAGGCGGCGAAGCTGTCCACGTTGCCCAGCACCCACCCGAACGTCGCCTCGACCAGGAGGCCCACGAGGTTGTGCTGCCACAGGGACACGAGCTGGCCGTCGATCATGACCGTGGCCTCGGTGCTGACCCGGATACTCATCTCGTCGGCGAAACCCCAGCGGATCTGTGTCCAGTCGCCGCCGAACGCGCGGACCCCGGTGTCGGGGCTGGCCCCGACACGGCCGGACACGGCGCGGGCGTACCCGGTGGGCAGCCCCAGCACCACGTCCATCCCATCGGCCAGGTTGGTGGCGGTCTGGAGCAGCGGGCGGCCGTTCTTGTCGGTCGCGCCGATGAGGCGGGGCTTGAGCCGGGAGTCGGCGGCGAACCCGGTGAACTCGTCGGCGGTGTCGTCGTTGACGACCAGTTCGTACCCGGCGACCAGGTCACCGGAGATCCCGCCCTCTTCCGGAGGGGTGGACCCGAGGGTGACACGGTTGCTGGTCTGGTTGATGTACTGCTTGCCCTCGACCAGCGCGCCGGTCAGCGGCGAGCGGCCGTGCATGGTCAGCAGGTCCGCGCCCCGGGCGATGGCGAAGGCCAGGTCATCGGTGATCTGGGTGTAGGTGCCGCCCACGTTCTTGCGGGCGAACTCCTCCGACACGACCACGATCGTCGCCAGCTTGACGGGCTTGAAGACCTTGACGGCGTAGCCGGTGTTGCTGACGGGCTTGGCCTCCCCTTCGCCGACCACGCCGACCTCGGGGCGCTGGGTGGTGGTGGGGACGCTGTTCTCGCCCAGGTCGACCGGGACGGTTCCGGCCAGTCGCATGACGACGCTGCGCTGCTGGGCGCGCTCGAAGATCGGGGCCGTGACCTCACGCGGGAGAAGCTGCTCGGGGAGGTTGGCCAGGGTGACGGGTGGTATGGGGAATCACTCCAAGGTGGTCAGTGGAGGCGGTCCTGGATGAAGGCGGCGAACGCCTCGGCGGGGGTGGCGGCGGAGGTGGTGCCGTTGTCCAGGCCCGCGCCCTGGGTGGGGTCGGGGCGGGTGCGGTCGGCGGCGGGCAGGCCGATCAACTCGCGCAGCCGCGCGGCGTCGGCGGCGAGCTCCTCGTCGGTGTCGCCGACCAGCCGGGCGGCGAAGTCGGCGACGTAGTCGGCCGGGACACCGACGCCGATCGCGGCGCGGAGCAGGGCGGCGTCGCGCTGCGCGGCCCCGAGCTGGGCGGTCAACTGCTGGACCTCGGCTGCCTGGTCCTGATCGGCGGTCGTGGTGTCGCGGGCGGTCAGCGCGGTTTGAGCGGCGTTGCGTTCGCGCCGGTAGCGGGCGGCTTCGGTGCGGGCGCGGCGGATCTCGTTCTGCGCCCACTCGGGCAGCTCGTCCAGCGACCCGGCGGTGGTCGCCGCCGCGGGCTCGGTGCCGGTGCCGTCGGCCGGGGCCTGCTCGGCGGGACCGGTCGAACCGGTGGGTTCAGGCGGTTCGGTGGGGTCGGTGATGGTCATGGGTGGCCCTCCTGGGGCGTGCGGGTGTGCCAGGTCCGCCGGGGGCCCGGCTGGTGCGGGATGGGGTGGACCGTCTAGGTCGCGGTCGGATCAGGAGTGCGGGTGCGGGCGAGGGCGCGGCGGAACGCGTTCAGCGCGTCCCGCCCCGACAGCCCTTCGGTGGAGTCGCGCCAGAGTCGTTGCGCGGCAAGGAAGGTGGCGCGGCCTTCCCAGTCGTCGGGGTTGGACACCGGCACGACCAGGCAGTCACACCGGTCGTGCCAGTGGGTCATGTCGCCGGAGCGGTAGACGGGTCCGCGTGAGGCCAGCAGCCAGCAGAACGCACAGGTTTCCCGCCCGGTCGGTACCCGCGCCCAGCGGACGCGGTCGGTCTGGGCGGCGGTGACGAGCACATCGCGTCCGGCCTGGGCGACGTGGCGGACGACGGTGGCGGTGGTGTCGCTGATCGCGGCCCGGGTGCTGGCACGCTCGCTCAGCCGGGTACGGGCGGTGCGCGCCACCGCGCGATCGAGCGCGTCCCGCCGGTACGGGGGCGGCTCCAGCGGCGGCGCGGGCAGCTCCAGCGGCGGGCGCTGGTCGAGGTAGAAGCGCGCCGCCAGCTCGCCGGTCGCGCGGCGGCCTTGCACGACGATCGGGAACAGCACGTCGAGCAGCAGCCGCCACCCGGTGCCGGTGACCGGGCGACCGGCCAGCCCGCGCAGCGTGGACACCGTCGCCGCCGCGACGGGTGCGGTCACCCGGTCGTGCGCGGCGCGGTACTCGGCGAGGTTCACCGGTCACCGACCGCCGGGGCCGCGGGCAGCTCCAGGCCGCCGGTCCGACCGGCACCCACGGTGTCCAGCAGCCGCGCGAGCGGGTCATCCCCGGACGCGGCGGCCAGCTTGCGGCGCTGCTCGGCGCTGTACCCGAGTTCCTCCCAGGCCGCCGAGATCGGCAGGATTCCGGACGCGACCAGTTTGGACACCGCGTCCGCCTTCGCGGCGTAGGTCGGGGTCGCCGGGTCGCGGTAGATGCTCTCCAGCCGGGCGGCGTGCGGGGGGATCTCACCGTCCACGATCAGCATCCCCAGCCGCATGGATTCCTCCCAGGCGGAGCCGAACGCGCGGGCGCGGCGTTCGGCGCGCTTGACCAACCGGGTTTCCCCCGAGCGGATCGCGTCGGCACTCGCCGGGTTGTCGGTGGACAGTCCGAGGAAGTGCGGGGGCAGACCCGACAGGGCGGCGACAAGGCGGGCGTAGAGGTTGACGACCTCCACGAAGTTCCGCAAGTCGGCCGCCGCGAACTGACCGACCTTGGCGTTCTCGTTACCCAGAGCCAGAATCCGGCCGATGTAGGCTTCCCACGCCGGGATCGGTTCGCCCGCCTCGTTGACGAAGTCCGAACGGCCCGCGCCCAGGACGTACCGTTGCGGCACCGCGAGGAGTTCTTGCGCGCCACCGAGGTTGGTCATGGTGCGGCACGCGGCGTCGGTCAGGCCGATCACGTCGTCCATCTCGGAGCGGCCGTGCCGGTCGCCGATGCGGGCGCGGTTGATCAGCGGTACCACCGGGACCCGGCCGAGCTTGTGCGCGATCAGGTCGACTACTCGCCACCCGGACCGGCCACGGTCGTAGTAGACCGTGCGGTCGGGTAGGTAGAGCGTCGCGGACAGCTCGCCGCCGGATCGGCTGGTGTAGAGGCGCAGCGCGGAGCGCACGGCGCGGGTGCGCGGGTCGACGTCGGCGATCATGGAGCGGGCGGACTCCGGGGTGATGACCGGTGTGTCCGCGCCGTCGTCGCCGGGGCCGACCGTGATGTAGGCCCGCCCGGTGATGAGCGCTTCCAGGTGCGCCAGGCCGGATTCGTCGTCCAGGCCGTTGGCCTGCCACCAGGACCACAGCCGCTCATCGGTCTCCGCCGCGCCCGCCAGTCGGAAGCCCTCCAGGTCCAGCCGCTCCGCCAGGGAATCGACGGTGAGGCGGGGCCAGTTGACGACCACCTGCAACCGGCGCATCTCCGGGGGCAGGCCCAGCCCGAGCGCGGCGAGGCGTTGCGCGCCGTCGTAGTAGGCGTCCAGCCGCCGCGTCCGCGACGCGGTGGCGGCGAGGCGTTGACGTAGCTCGTGCAGGACGGACAGATCGTCGGCGGTGCTCGCCATGGCCACCCCCGCCCCGGAACTCAGCGGAGGACGACCACGTGACGGTCTCGTTTGCGGTGGCGGCGCTTGTACTTCTCCGACGCCAGCACCAGGCGCCGGACCATCCTCGCCCCGATCAGACACACGGCAGAGTCGATCTTGTGCGGGCTGTCGCGGGTGGGCTTGGCGATGCTGACCCCGTAGCGGTTGGGGGCGCGGCGGGCGTTGAGGACGTGGCGGCGCAGCCGCAGGTCGTCCCCGTGGGGCAGCTGCCCCGCGCGAAAGTCGGCGCGGGCACGTTCGGCGGCGGCGGTGAACTCAGCGACCCGCACCCGCATGTCGAAGGCCACCGCGTGACGATGGCGACCGGTGGTGGCCTCCACCAGCAGACTGTCCCCGAAATCCAGCGCCCACGCGTCGACGTAGCTCTCGAACTCGCGCACGTCGGCGAAGAAACCCAGCACGTCGAACCGCTCGAACGCGCGCCGCACGGCCAGGTCGGCGTCCGCCTTGTCCACGCGCCACCGCTTGCCCGCCGGGCCGGGCGGGCGCTCTTGCAGGTGCAGCAGCTCGGGGCGGCCGTCGTCCATGGCGACCGCCACCAGGGCGGTCGCGTCGTCGCCGGAAGAGCCGTCGAAGAACAACACGACCTCGTCGCCCTCGGCCAGGGCCGCCAGCTCGGGAACGGCGTTGCCGTCCCACTCGGTGACCGTCATCCACGCGGTCGCCGACGCCGTGCGCCGGTTGAAGAAGTACCGCACGGCGTCGTCGGGGTCCTTGGTCAGGTCCCAGAACTCATCCCGCACGATCCCGGGCAGGTCCATCCAGGCCGCCGCGGGGCCGTACACTTCGACCAGGGCGGCGACCACGGCGTCCAAGTCGGACAGGTCCACCCCGGCGGGGGCTTCCCGGTGGTCCCACAGCAGCCGGGCCGCGCGGGTGCGGCCCTCGCGGATGGCCTGGGCTTGGCGGTCCACCGCCTCCAGGACGGAGTCCTCGCCCGGCTGGTACATCGTGGAGGTCAGCAGCGCCCACGGCTCGGCCTGCTTGCGCTTGCGGAGGTTACGGTCCACTGTTCGGAACATCCGCCGCAGCTCGGGCGTGGTGTACAGGTGCGGTTCGTCGTAGATTGCCAGGCTCTCTTTTCCGCCATCTTTGGATGACGAGCTGGCGGTGGACGGGACGATCTCCCCGCCGTCAGGCAGCGTGATCCGGGTCAGGCCGACCGCGTCGCGGGTCAGGTCCTCGCCGAGCGGGCCATGTTCGAGGTTGTGGTGGATGACGTCGTAGGTGTTGCCTGTCTGGCTCTCTTCGGTTGCCAGGCAACGAATGTAGGGGTAGGTGATCTCCCGGCCCATGGGTTCGCCGGGGGCGTAGTGGTAGACGAAGTCGCGCCACCGGTAGACCTCGCCGCCGCGCGCCCACCCGGCGAAGCGGGCCGGACCGCGTGCCTCGAACAGGCCGATGAACCCGGCAAGCTCGCTCTTGGCGCGGCCCTTGGGGCGCACCAGGGCCGCGCGGGAGTACAGCCGCCGCCCGTGGGAGTCCAGCGCGTAGGCGTCGACCAGGAACCCGGCGAACTCGTCGTCCAGCTCGACCGGGTCACCCTGGATGTCGCCGGGGCCGTGCACGCACCAGTGTTCGATCCACGCGGCGGCCAGCCAGCCCAGGGAACGGGCCCGATCGTGTCCGGGCGCGTGCACCAGTTCACGGGGCATCGTCGCCCGCCAACCGCTTGCGCCGCTCGTCCAGTCGCGCCACGGCGGCCGGGGCCTGCGTGCTCACCTGCTCGCCGTCGTCGGGGTCGACGTAGCGGATGCGCAGCTTCAAGCGGTCCTCGTGCGTCAGGCCGAGTTTCGCCGACCGCAACCGCAGCTCGGCGGCGACGGAGGGGTGGTCACGCCAGAACGCCTCCACCAGCACGGCGGTTTCGATCGCGAAGCGCCAGTCCGTGTCCGACCACAGGCGACAGTGCGGCATCCGCCGCACCGCGTCCCACCACGCGCGGGTCTCCCGGTGCCAGCGCTGCCGCCCGCCCTTGGCGGGCAGCTCGGGCGAGGGGCCGTCATAGGCGGTGTTCTCGACGGTGGTCCAGTCGTAGGTCTTGGCGTTGCGATTGCGCGGGTTCGCCGAGGGGGTGCGTCCGGCCAGCGGCACGAGCACCCCCGGACAGCCTGGTCACGGCGGGTGCCGGTGTGGAGACCGAACAGCACTGACTAGAACACGCGTTCGACTGGGGGTTAGGGTGCGGGCATGTTCGATGACCGCCCGCCGGACGGGCCTGTGCGCTACCGAACGACCAACGCGGGGATCAGGGCGGCGGCGATCCCGGCGACGTGCAAGGTGGGTGTCCACTCGCTGGCGCGGGTCGGCTACATCGCGCGAGCCAGCGAGGATGAGGGGGTCGTGCGGATCTCGTGCCGGGAGTGCGCCGAGGTGCCGGACGTGGACCACTTCTGGGTCCTGGCCTTGCGGGGCGCGCCGCCGGAGCTGGTGGAGCTCGACGATGAACCGTACCGGGACATGACGCCGATCATGGTCGACCCACGCGGACGCGGCGTCCCCCCGGAGCGGGCGCGGCCCACACGGGCCTAGGGCCGGTGCAGCGCCTCCGGGTGGGTGTGCGCGGTACCGCCGAGTTGGGGCAGCTCGGGCTTGATCAGGGGCGGGCGGGACCAGGACGGTTCCCAGGTGGCGCGGGCTTCGTCCTGGGGGACCTCGACGCGGTGGCCCGCCGCGAGATCGTCCAGGACACCCAGGATCAGCCGGACGCCGAGCGGGGCCAGGTGCTCACGCCACAAGGTCGTGGCCGTGGCCCCGGGCGGGACAAGGACGTGCTCCTGGGCGGCGAGTGGTCCGGCGTCGGTGTGGTCGGTGAGGTGGTAGACGCTGCCGCCGGTGACGCGGTCGCGGTCGCGGATGGTCCAGCGCACGGCGTCGCGGCCCCGGTGCAGCGGGAGCAGGCTGGGGTGGTAGCCGATCGCGGCGACGCGGGCGCGGGCGCGGGTGGCGCGGCCGATGAACGCGTGCGAGTGGGCGGCGACCAGGACATCCGTGTCGTCGGGGACGTGGTGCGCGTGCAGCTGCCCCGCGTCGACCCAGGGCAGGCGGCGGGGGTAGGCCCAGGCGCGTAGCCGGTCCCAGTGCAGCGGGTCGTCGTCGTCGGGCCGGTTCCGGCGGGTGGCGGGGGTGGCGACCCCTGCGAGGGTGTGCCCGCGGTCGGTGACCGCCTTGGCGACGGCGAGCGCGAAACCGCCCTGTCCGGACAGGAACAGACGCACGACCCCACCCCCTCAGCCGTAGTAGCGGAACCCTTGCACCGACCGGAAGTGTCCGCCGTATCCGGTGCGCGGCAACGACTTCTCGCGATCGGGAAAGAACTTCTCGCTGTCGCCGGTCTTGTGGCCGGTGAGTCGGGCGGTGATCTGCCGCCATCGGTCGTCGCGGCGCAGGGCCGCCGCCAAATGCGGGTGGGTGGTGTGGAACAGGGTGGTCATCCGGCGGCCGTCGAGAACGCCGTGCCCGGTGCGTTGCAGCTCGGCCACGTGGTTGAGGAACCGCGTGCCGACGCCCGCGCCCTGCCACGCGGGAAGGACGACCAGGCGGGAAGCGCGGGCCTCCACCGAGACGACCCGGTCGGTGTGGGGGCCGGTGGTCAGCGACTTGGTGGTCATGCCGACGTGGGCGACCGGTTCACCGTCCACAAAGGCCACGTATGCCTTCGCGGCGACCATCTTGGGCAGGGTCAGATAGTGATGTGCCCGGAACAGCGGCCATAGGTTCCAGCCGCCTTGCCGGATCTCCACGTCGATCCTCGGGCGCCGGAATTGAACCGACCCCCTGGTGAACGAAGCCGTGCCGCTGTCGTAGACCCAGTCCGGTTCCAGCCAGTCGAGCACGTCGTAGTGACAGGTCAGCAGCACCGCTTGCCCGCTGCCGCGTCGCCACGCCTTGGCGAACGCGCCCGCGCCCACGCGCGCGATTTGACGGTCCACCACGGAGGTGAACTCATCGATCACGACCTTGTCAGGCTGCTCGGCGATGACGCGCGCCAGGTCGGCGCGGAACCGCTGACCAGTCGAGAGCACCCTGTAGGGGCGCAGCCATACCGGGACGTCGCCGAGACCGGCCGCGCTCAAGGCGGCGGTGGCGGCCTCGAAGTCGCCGCCGGGGGCGATGGCGTCGATGATCGGCGCGTCGTCGGGCCAGTCGTCGGCGGTGTAGAACGCGGTGCCGTCCCACAGGGCGCGGCCGATGCTGGACTTGCCGGTCCCGGACGGTCCGACCACGACCCCGATCCGCCATTGCTCGTCCTCGATGGGCAGATCGACGTCCAGGTGGAACCGGGTCGCGTCGGCGTCGGTGGCGTTGAACAGGCCCCGCACCTTGGCGGCCCGGAAGGACTCGGCCACGGGGACCTGGTGGCGCACGCTGATCCGCACTAGACGCTCACCACCCGGCAGCGCAGGCCCATCTTTCGCAGGCGGTTGTAGACCTGCTCCTGGTGGTGGGCGTCGCGGCAGACGACCACGATCCCGTGTCGCTCGCGGTAGTGGTCCGTGTCAGGCTTGGTCAGCACGTCGGCCGACCCGGGAACCGGCGCACGGCGGGGTTCAGGCATCGGTGCTCACCTCCAGTCGCGGCGGGTAGGGGCGGGCGCGGTCACGGAGCTGGCGGCGCATCGCCTTGTCCAACGGGTAGAGGTAGCGGTGCTTGAGCGTGGGCGTCTTGATCGCCCGCACGTGCGGGTCGATGGTCCGCCGCACGAACGCCTCCGCCGTCTCGTCGGGGCCGCGGGCTGCTGCGAGGTGGCGCAGGCTGCGCCCGTGGATCTCGCGGCCGTGGACGATGTAGGACAGGGTGTGCGGGTCGGTGGTTCCGCTGTAGAGCCAGTTCCCGGCCTGGTAGATGCCGCCGTGGTGGCCCTGGGTGGTGTCGGCGAAGGACACGACCAGCCGCAGGCCGGGCGAGCTGGCGCGCAGTTGGCGCAGGGTGACGGCGATCATCTGGGTGACCGGGGCGGCGTGGTCGGTGAGCGCGACGCGCACCAGCTCGGCCACCTGCGTCTGCTCCAGGCCGTAGGGGCGGCCCAGGTGGTTGGACGCGCCCCGGCCGTAGACGATCGCGCCGACGAACCGCCCGTGTTCCCAGACTCCCCAGGTGGCGAGCTTGCCGCGCGGGGTCTTGGCGCTGTAGTGCCAGCGCATGACCGCGTCGGCGGCGGCGGCCCGCGTGCACGGGGCGACCAGCAGGGGGACGGTCGGGTCAGCGTGGGGTGCGGGCGTGGCGGCGCTGGGTGACGAGGGAGAGCTGGTCGAGCCGGGGCAGGGTCGCCGCGGGCTGGGGGGTGAAGTCGATATCGCCGGGCACCTCCCTCCGGTGGGCGGGTGCGCGTGCTGGCGACGGAGATGCGGACATGCGTTCTCCCTGGTGAGCGCGGGTGCGCGGGGTGGGCCCTGTTCGTGTGGGCGGTCGGGGAGTTTCGTACGGACCGCGAGTCGCTATGACCAACCGGTGCACGGCGACGGCGGGGGTGGGGGGTGCCCCCCTGGGGTGTGGCGCACGGGAGCGCCCCGGGCCGACCTGTCGACTACATGTGGTGTTGGTCGGGTCGATCTGTCGGCCGGGGCAACTCGCCCGGGTGCGGCACCGCCGGGCGGGGCCGGGAGAGGCGGCGGGCGCGTCCGCCTTCGCTGGAGCTCTTGGCCGCGTGGCACCGGGCGCACACGCCTTGCAGGTTCGACAGGCTGTGGTCGTCGCCCGCGATGATGTGGTCGGCCTGGGTGGAGGGCTGTGTCCAGCACAGTCGGCACCACGGGTCACGGGCCAGCACCAACGCGCGGCGGCGCGGCCAGTCTCGGGGCAGGCGCGCGCGGCGGTCGCTGCCGGTCCATCCGGTGCCCACGTGCCCCCGTCCGGCGGCGCGGGGACGCGGCGGTCAGGGCGGCGGGATACTGTCCGCGTGACGGATGAGACACAGTCGGTGGGGTTCACGCCGTTCGCGCTGGCCCGCAACGGCGCGCCGTTGGACGCGCTGAAAGCCGAGCGTGATGGACTACTGGGTGCCGGGGGCGGCGCGGCGGAGGCCGTCCTGCTCACGCGGATGATCGCGTTCATGGAGGCCACGAGCCTGGACCGCTACACACCGACCGGACACCGCGACTACGACGGTGAGTAGCGCGCGCGGTCGGCGAGCGCCGTAAGATTCACTCGTTTGGCGCAGAGTTCACCACTGTGAATCACTCTACGTTCGCCCCAGGTCAGGCGCAACCGACAATCACGTGGCGCCGGTTAGCCGCTTCACGTGGGCGTGGGCGGTTGAGTAGGCGATGCCCAGCGTGCGCGCGATCTCGGCGACGTTGACCCGCTCGTCGTTCGCGCGCGCGGCGTGCACCAGCTCGGCGACGGCGGGGCCGATCTTCTCGCGCGCGAGGCGGTCGCCGCTGCCGGGCGGTCGGCCGCCGCGGGCTGCTGTCGCGCGGGCGGCCCGTTCGCGCTTGCACCGCTTCACGGTGGCGCGGTACCAGTGGTCGACCCCGCACACGACCTCGTCGGCCGGGGGCACCAACGGCGCGCCCTCGCGCACCTGGGCGCGGGCGGTGCGCTGGTACTTGCTCCAGGTGTCGGGGGTGAGTCCGGCCAACGCGGCGGCCTCACCGCGATCCAACAGGTCCCGCTCGTTCGGCCGCGTGGGCAGGGCCGGGATCGGCTCGCCGTTGGCGTAGGCCCTGGCCTGTTGCTCGTCCCACAGCCGGGGGCGGCCGGGGACCGGCCGCCCTTGCGTGATCGGCTTGGGGTGGCCGGGGTCGGTCCACGGCCGCCGCTTGTGCGCGGTGGCGGGCGACAGACCGTGCATGACGGCGATGGCCTCGCTGTCGACGGCGGTGCGTCCGGCGTGAATCACGGTCGATCGGCTCCCTTCCGGTGCGCGTGGTCGGTGTCATTGTGGCCGCTGCCCCGGCTCCGCGTGGGAGCCGGGGCAGCGGTTACGGTCGTCAGTCCGAGGAGACCTTGACCATGACGCCCGTGACGAGGTGCGGCGGGACGCCGGTCGCCTTCAACTGCTCGGCGATCTCGGTACCGAGCTGGTAGTAGGCGACGTCGACGATCAGCCCGTTTACCCAGTCCTTCAACCGCTCGGGCATCGGCGCCGGTCGGTTGGTCAGGCTCAGGCCGGTGATCACGCACGGGCCGTGGATGGTGAGATCGGCCATGTTGTTGCGCTTCAACCGCTTGACTCGGGCGAGGTCCTTGTCACCGACCGCGTAGTCGCCTGCGACGATGTCGTTGACCAGGCGGGTGATCGCGACGGTCGCGGGGACGTTGACCTCGGTTCGCGGCGCGGCGAACCCGGGCCGCCAGAAGCCCACGCCGGTCACCAGGTCCATCGGGGTGATCTCCTGCTCCCCCAGGACCGCCGCAATCTTGTCCGTGGCCGTCTCGGCGGTCAACGCCAGAAAGCCGATCTCGCCGTTGCGGCGGATGAGTACCGCCTGGAATCGGCCGCCGTCCATGTCCGAGTCCTCCGGGCGCTGCGTGCCCTCCTGCGACCAGCTCGCCGCGTCGGGCGACTCGCCGCCAACCGAGTCGGCGACCAGCTCGGTAACCCTGGCCAGCAACGCGGCGAGGTCGGCGTACATCTGATTACTCACTGGTGTTCCTTTCGTTGTTTCGCAACGGGTTGCGGTGTCGGGGCGGGGTCCCATCCCGTCCCCCGAACAGTGATAACTGTATCCGGATTACAGGGAAGATGGAAGGTGATCCACGACGCCCCCCCAGGGACGCCCCCCAGGGACACCCCGGCCCGTGGGCCGGGGGCCGGGTCGGTCAGTCGGACAGGACGGTCACCTCGGTTACCTGGTCGGCCGTCACGCCCACCTCGGCGAGCGTGTCGGCGATGCGGTGCGCGAGGATGATCCGGTGCAGGTCGGGGGCGGAGCCTTCCCACCACGACCAGAACGCGTCGGGAAGCGGTGTCGCCTCGCCCTGGTCGCCGATCCCGGCGATCAGGCACGGCCCGTAGAAACAGGGGCTGCCGACGCGGTTGATCCCGGCGGCCACTCGTTCCTGTTCGTCGGCGGCATAGCGGCCGTCCGCGACGGCGCGCACGAGTTCGACGTAGACCGCGCCCGCCACCGGGTTGAGGTCCCACCGCTTGTAGGACTGCTGGCCGGTCCAGAACCCGACCCCGGCAATGGGTTCCCACCGGTGCGCCCTGGGGTAGGCCAGGTGTGAGCCGATGAAACCGTGGGCGTCGCCCTGTTCGACGGTGAAGGCGTACAGCCTGTCGAAGGTGATGTGCATGAGGTCGACCTCACCGGGAGCGACCCTGATCCTTTGTGGAATGACGTTCGGCTGGTGTGGCCGGATTGTGGTGCGCATGACGCTTGTGGTGCCTCTCTGTTCGCAACGGTGGCGTCGGCGGCGGGGTTCCATCCCGTCCCCCGACACCAATAACTCTATCCGTAATTCGGGGATCGTGGAAGGTGATCCACGACGCTCCCCAGGGGGCGGGTCCCGCTCGTGTGAGCGGGACCCGCGTCGGTCAGTCGGCGACTATCCGGACACCGATGACGCGGTCCAGGCGGTGGCCGCTCTCACGGATCAGCAACGCCAGTTCACGGCCCAGGTCGGTGACGCGGGGGTCGCCATCGCGGGTGTACCAGGTCCAGAACTCGCGAGACAGCGGCCGGAACATGGGCCGGGGGTCGGTGTAGTCGCGGTCGGCCTCCGGGATCAGACCGTCCACCACGCACGCGCCGTAGACCCGGCGGTCCCTCGGGTCGCCGTCGAGCAGCTCGGCGGCGTGGCGGCGCTCCCACGTGTCCCTGCCGGGCAGGTAGCGGCCCGCCTTGACACTGCGCAGGAACGCGTCCAACAGGTTGGTCGCGGGCCGGTTCAGCGGCGCGGTGTCGACTTCGGCGTCCCGGTCGACCCAGAACGCGACCCCGGCCAGATCCCAGCCGGTCAAGGCGGACGTGGCGGTCAGCAGGACGGGCAGCCCGCGACGGTCGGCGTGGATGTCGATCGTGGTCGGCCCGCTCGGGGTGACCAGCAGTGCCCGGCACCGCTGGATTCGGGCGCGGCGGTGACGCCCGGGGGGAGTGTTGTTCATGGACATTGAATCCTCCTGTTGCAACGGGTTTCGCGTCGGGTGGCGGGGTTCCATCCCGTCCCCCTGACACCAATAACTCTATCCGGAATGTGGGGATCATGGAAGGTGATCCACGACGCCAGGAGCGGGGCGCCCCGACCCGGAGGCCGGGGCGCCCATCGACTACTTGCCGACCCCCTTCCGACTCCTGGTGGTGACCTTGGCCTGACCGGTGTCGGCGGCCCGACCGGCGCGCACGCCGGCCGCGTGTCCGGCGACGGTGGTCTTGCTGCCGCGATCCTGCGAGATCTCGGGGAACTTGCGGGCGTACTCGGCGGCGATCCGCTCCGTGTCGCGAACCAGTACCACCGCCTTGGCACTTCCCTTGACCTCCTCGGCCAGGTCGTTCCGGGTGGCGAGGATCTTGTCCGCCACCCCCTGGCCGTAGCCCTTGATGAACGACCGGAAGTAGTCGCGGCGGAGGATGTTCTTGTTCGCCGTGGTCAGGTGATCGGTGTCTGCCTGCGCTACGTACAAGGGCGTCGCCAGGCGGGCCGCGCTCTCCGCCTGCGCCATGACCCAGGGCAGGAGCGTCTTCAACGTGTCGATCATCGAGGCCGTGCCGACTGCGGTCACCAAACGGTCCTTGGTCGTCATGTCATCGCCTTGGGCGATATGCTTGCCTCCCACGGCGTCGATCACGAAGCGGTGGAGGATGGTGCGCGCCTTGCCGTGGCATCCCTGGCCGGACACGGTGAAGACGTGAGTCGAGATGGGCTCCGGCCTCTGCCCCTTCTCCTCTCGCAACGCGGCGGCGTCCAAGCTGTACCGGGCCAGCAATTCGGCCGCCTTGGCGGCGAACGCCTGCGCCTCCTCCGGAGTGACGGCGGAGTCCTCGGCCTGCTTGAGCAGCGCGGCGACCTTGCGCTTGATGGCGGCCTTGTCCTCCGTCGCCGCGGGCTTGGACTCGGCGGCCTTGCCCTTGGAGGTCTTGCGAGTGGTGGCCATGATGGTCCTTTCGGTTCGGTGCAACGGTTTGGTGTTGTGTGGGGTGGGGTTCCATCCCGTCCCCCTCACAAGAAGAACTATATCCGGCTTGCGGGGAGTGGAGCTAGCGATCGTGATCCACGACGCCACTTCTCCAAGGGGCGAGGCGGGAGCGCGACGGCTCCCGCCTCGCCTGTGAATCAGTCCTCGGGGGCGAGGTTGAGCAAGCGGGCGACCACTTCGATCCGGCGGGCGCCGAGGCTCAGGTAACCCAGCACGGGAAACTGTCCCAGTTGGACGGAGTAGTCGGAGTACAGCTCCCGGAACTGGTCGTGCGCCAGGAGGGCGCGCCGCTCCAGGTTCGGGCAGGGACCGACGTTGCCGGGTACCAGCGTGCACAGGCCGCAGTAGCAGCGGTCGTCACTGAACAGGGCGTGTACCACGGGCGTGCCGACGCCCTGGGCCCCGAGGGTCGTCGGACCGGCCGGTCGCCAGTGGTACACCGCCCATACGGTCACCTCCTTGAATGTGCCGAGCCATACGGGAATGGGGAAGTCCATGGTGTCCATTTCCTTGGTGTGCAACGGTTCTCCTTTGGTGTGGGGTGGGGTTCCATCCCGTCCCCCTCACAGCAATAACTATATCCGGAGTGATGGGAGTGGAGCTAGCGATGGTGATCCACGACGCCACCTGGCGACACGGGGACCCGCTCGCCTACACTGAGCGTGTCCTTTCTGCGGCCTTCGTGGCCGAGTGCAACGGGACTGCGGGGCCGGTGGTTCCAACCGCCCTCCGGGGTGGTCACCGGTCCCGCAACCCACTACCCGGGCACCGCCGCGTGTCTGCGCCGCCAGGAGGCCAGCGCGTCCGTGCGCGCGAACTGCGGGCGGCGTCTGCTGCCGTGGTTGGCCCACTCGTCCTCGCCCCGCCAGCGGCGCAGGGTGCCGGTCGGCGTCGACAGCCACACCGACAGCGACGCGTAGTCCGACACCGGGGTGCCCAGCTCGCCGCCGAGGTCGTCCCAGCGGTCACGCGGCCAGCTCGCCCGGCACCGGGGACACCTGATCCGCTCGACCGACAATCGGGCCCTGAGCGGCCCGCCACAGGTCGTGAGACGGCCGGTGCCCGGGTCGGTGACCCGGGCCGGGCAAGGACCGACAGGGATCGTGCGCTCCTGCACGCCGAGCGCGGCGCGGAGCTGGTGCGCCAGCTCGTCCACCTCCTGGCCCAGGTCCCCGATCCAGTACTGGCGGGTCGCCCAGTCCAGCCACCGGACCAGGACGGCGACCTCCCCGGACACGGTGGCCGGGCCGCCGCGCGGATCCTGGCCGGTGTCCTGGCGCACGTTGTCCGCCCAGCTCGACAGCACCGCCAACACCGAGTGCGGGTCGTCGTCCTCCACCGCGTGCGTGCGCGGGTCGGTGAGCACGATCACGCTGTCCCGGGCCGGGGACCGGGAGCCGTGACCGGGCGCGCCGCGCGCGGCGGCCCCGCCGCCGCCCGGGACCATGGCGTCGTCGACCAGCGCGTACAGCTCCACCAGCTCGTTGAGCGTGGCGCGGAGCCGGTCGGCACACGGGTCGCACGTGCGGTAGCCGTGCTGGGCGGGAAACGGCTCTCCGTCGCCCGCGACGCAGCCGAGCAGGCACGGCGTCGCGGCGTAGATATCCAGGTCGGCGAGGTCGTTCACGCGGTCACCTCCCGGTCCTGCGCGGCGGCGGCGGCCTGGGCGGCGTCACGTCGGGACCGGTGCACGCCGGTGGCCGGGTCCCGGCGGGGACGCGGGCCGGTCTGGGCGCACATCACCCCGGCGGGGACCTCACACCCCGGTTCCGGGCATGGCACGGTCAGCGCCGCGCGTTGTTCGGGCAGCCGGGTCCATCCGGTCTCGGCGTAGACGGCCGCCATGCCGCGCCGGGCCGCGTCGGCACTGCGGCGCCGGTCGGTCTCCGGGTCGCGGGCGAGGCGCTGCCGCCGGACCTCGGTACGGTGCCGCGCGTCGCGGATGCGCCCGATGATCTGGGCCGGGGTCACGCTCTCCGGGCTGGTCTTGGAGTGCGCCAGCAGCGCCGCTTGGCACTCGGCCGAGCTGTACCCGACGAGCTGGTCACGCCACCAACGGAGCTCGGTGTCGCTGGGGGTGCGGGAGCGGAACGCGGCCATCATCGCCAGCAGCCCGGACACCTCCACCCGCGACATGAGCGGCCCGGCCTGGCCGCTCATGGTCTCCTGGCTCATGCCGCCACCCCCAGCAACGCGGCCACGGCGGTCTCGTCGTCGGCGGTGCGCAGGATGCGTCCAAGCTCGCTGTCGTCCTGGTCCTCGTGCGCGACCCGACGAGCCAGCTCCAGCGCGGCGGCCAGCGGGGTCGTGCCCGCGGCCCCGGCGGGCGCGGCGGTGCGCATGGCCTCGCCGACCAGCTCCGGCAGCAGACCGGCCCCGACCCGACGCTGTGCCCAACGGCGTAGCCCGGCTTCCACCCGGTCGGTGGTGATGCCCTCGGTCAGCAGCGCGGCGGCCTCGGTGGTGAGCCGATCGGTCACCCGGCGCGGTTGCGCCGGGACGTGGTCGGCGACCAAGCGGGCGGCCAGCTCGCGGGCGGGTCGCGTCGCGCGCGTGCGCCCAGAAGAACTACGAGACCGAGGACGGGAAGAGTCCCCTTGCCCCCTGCCCCCTTCCCCCAGAGGCCGCCCGGAACCCTTCCGGGAAGGGTCGCCCGCAGGGTTGTCGACGGGCTCCCGCTCGGCGGACTCGACCGCCGCGGGCGCGTCGGCGGCGTCGCTGGCCGGGCGGCGGCGCACGGGCTTGATCTCCACCGGCGGCGCGGTGTCGCCGCGCTCCAGCGAGGCGGCCACGATCTGCGGCAGCGACCCGCACAACTCGACCGGCAGGCGACGCAGCTCCACCGCCAGCGCCGCCCGCAGGATCGGCGACTCGATCGCGTAGGACTGCCGCAACGCGGCGGCGAGCACCTGCGGCTGCTTGACGATGCCGTCGTTGCGGATCAGGGTCCGGACAAGAAGCTCCTCCGTGTCGTGGTCGATGACGACCATGCGCGCCGCGTCCAGCTCCGACAACGCCGCCCGGATCTCGCTCACGTCGTGGTCGGGGTGCGCGCGCGCCCAACGCTTCGCGGCCAGATCGAGCAGCCCGGCATAGCTCAACTTCTTCTGTGACAGCAGGTGGATGTACATCAGCTTGGCCAGTGTCGACAGTGGACGGAAGTCGTCGTCGTCCCAGATGTCGCACTGAATGCGGGCGTGGTCACGCGCCACGTGCGGTGCTCCTCGAATGTGCGGTGTGCGCCCGGAGGCCCAGGCGTTCCCTGATGCGGCTAGTGGTGTAGGTCGACATCCGGGCGCGCCTGGCGATCTCGGTGTCTGTCAGCTTGCGGGCGTGCAGCCACGCCACGACCAGCCCGCGGGCAGCGCTGGTCAGCTCCTCGGCGACCAACTCACCGCCGATACAGCGGCGGGCTTGTTCGGCGTCGGCGTGGCTGCGTGCCGGGATCACGTCCTGTCGGGGCCGTCCGGCCCCACGTCACCCAGCCGCGACAGCGGCAACGGCTGGTCTTCCCCAGTGACTATCAGTACGTACACCGGTTGCGGCTTGCCGCCGTTGCCCCCGGCCCGGTCGGTCGAACGCACCCACCGGCCGGTGGACACCAGCAGCCCCGCCGACCTCATGCGCTGTACAACCGCGCCGATGACCTGCGGCCTGATCCACGTCGGCAGCAACGACCGCCAGCGGTTCGCCGTGGTCTCCCGCCACGGGTCACCCAGCGCATCGCACACGATGACCGTGATGACCGCCTCGACGTGGTCGACGTTGCGCGGGTCGAGTACCAGCAGCGCCGCCACGGCCGCGACCGGATCACCCTGTGCCGGGGTCAACGAGATCGCCCGCCGCGCGATCTCGCCGACCAGCTCCCGCACGCCGCGCTCCTGTGGTGCGGCGACCGTGCTCACCGCCCGAGCACCAGGAACCGCCGGACCTCGGTGATGTCGAGTACCTCCGGCACGATGTCCGGGTACTTCTCCTTCAACAGCTTCTGCGACACCCCGACACGCAGCGTCTTCCGCCACGAGACCACCGGCACCTCGCCGATGGTGCCGATCTCCCCGTCTCCCATGACGGCCTGGATGACCCGACGTAGCTGCCGCTGACGCGCGGCGAGCTTGTCCAGGCGCGGCACCAACCGTTCCAGTTGCGCGAACTCGTCCGCGACCCGATCCAGCGACACCAGCGATGCCGCGTCTTCGTTACCCGATTCGGGATCGGGCGTAGCCAAAGCGATTGTGGACATGACGAAACCGCCTCCCAGCGGCGCAAACAACGTCGTGTGAACCCGGACGCGCGCGCCGAGCGAGGCCCGCTCGGCGCAGCGGGTATCAGCGCCAGCCACACCGACAGCAGAGCTGTCACCACAGCAGGCGCAAGGCGACGTATTCGCCAGGACACAGCAGACCTCCCCCAGAGGCTCAGAAACCCACCGACCGGAGGGTTGACAAACCCATCCCGGCGAGCGATCTCCACAGTGGATCACAGCGCACGCGTCTGTCAAGAAAGTACGAACACTGAGACGATGTGGAGTAGTTCGACAGACACGCTCCGTGCCCGAACCGGAAAATGGCAACTGTTCAAGCGGACCTCGGACCGAGGTCCTACCGTGTGCTCACGAGTCGGTGACTATCCCTACGCTGCCAACGCCAGTACGGGGTACGTCTGTGATCACTGGGGATCACGCCGACCGGGTCGACAGGGGGACGACATGGCAGATGACGACGTCAAGACGCGCGTCGGGATGCTGGTGGACAAGTACCGCCGAGGCCGGTCCACCGCAGAGATCGAACGGCTGGCGGGGATGAAGCCTGGCCACCTCGCCCACCACCTCAAGCCCAGCGTTCGGTTTGGACGCTCGCCCAACTTGAAGGTCATCGAGCGCTTCGCGGCAGCCCTCGGCGCAGAGATGTGGGAGGTCTCGCAGGCGTTCTTCGCCGACGCGGGCGTAGCGCTGGACGGACCCGTGCTCACGCCCGAGCAACAGCAGGTGGTCGACACCTACGCCCTGTTGACACCGGAACGACGGCGCATAGCCATCGGTCTACTTGACGCCCTCCTGGCCGACCAGGCGGCCACCGTCGAGTGCGGATCTCCCTCGATCGCTCAAGAGACCAGCATCACATCCGACACGTAGATCATCCCGGCGCCCGACCGGCACATCCTGAGATCGTGGGTACGCGGCGAAGCACACAGTCGCTAAGCTCAACGCTTCCGCGAGCCACCCTGCCCGCGGCCCTGGCGGAGAGCTAGCCCGAAGCACAGCACAGCGCAACCTGGGGGGTTGTGCGCGAGGGAGAGACGTGTCGGCAGACCTGATCGAGATCCGACAAGACTTAGGCACGACAGCGCAAGTCGTCCAAAACCCAGACGGCAGCAGCAAGCTCCTGGCGGGGCCACTGGCCCGCATCGGAGCCCTCTACGAGGTCATCAACGACCTACACTGCCAACGGATCGGGGAAGCTACGGGCAGCGCTTGCAACCACCCCGACGACGGCGAGAACGGGCGGCTAGCCGAGCGCCTACTAAACGCCGCCAGTAGCAGGACCATCCCTGATCAGAGTCCACACGGCGAACAGCCTGGACGACGTGACGCGGATGGTCCCGATGTTGCTGCGATGGACTAGGACGGCGTGGTCGGGTTCGACCTTGGACGGTAGAACCCGACCACGGCCTCATCCCTTCGTAGCGGCTTGGACGAATCGCCGCCACTGCGCAGCCCCGAACCCTAGGGTCGGTCCGTACTCTCCCTGCTTCGAGTCTCGCACCGCTACCGAAGTGCGCGGCCACGCCACCTCGACGCACTCGTTGGTCGGCGACTGGCTAAAGGAACTCTTGCGCCACACAAGCTTGTTGTCATGCGCCACGGCGGTACACCTCAATCTGTTGTCTGATCCTCTCCATGGAAGCTGCCGGGGGCAGCGCGCCTCGCTTGGCCAGCTCAAACTCATCTGCGAGGACTTGCACAGTCTCGACATCTTCCAAGGTCCTGCCCCCTGCGGGGGATTCGAGGTATACCGAGCGGCTGAGGCCAACACCAGCGTCATCAAACGACAAGATGACGGCGCTCGTGTGCATCAACACGAATGGTCCATCGGCGAACGCGCGGACTCGAATGTCCACATTCGGCAATTCGGCGAGTTCCAACAGATATTCAAGTTGCTCGACCATGACCGCCGGGCCGCCAACGGGGTTGAGCAAAGCCGCCTCGTGCAGGACGACCTCCAACGGAAAGGAGCGAGGCGGGCGCAGTTGATCACGCCGCACGCGTCTCTCTTCTGCCGCCCCCGCTACCTCGGCGACCATGTCGCCGCGCAGCGCCGCGACGTACCCGTCAAGTTGGGTGATACCTGGCGTCACGAACGGTTGGTAGTTCTGCTCTTTGATCGCGTCCCGCTCGTCTTGCCGAAACGCTCGATATGCCAGGTCCAGACCGAACGCGTGATCAACAACCGCGTCGTCTTCCTTGGCATAGGCGTACAGTTGCATCGCTTTCGCGCGATCAGAATCCGAGGGCGCGTACTGGTCCAGGATAGCAGCGAACGTCGGAGGACCCGGAAGCGAGTAGCCGGTCTCCATGCGCTGGACCGTAGGGCGGGTGACGTCGATGGCCGAGGCGACCGCCTCTGGCGTCTTACTCGCCCTCGTCCGGAGCTGGCGCATCCATGCGCCCAGTACCCGCTTGCGTCTCGTCTCGCCCGTGGCCACGCGAACACCGTAGTCGGCCTCGTCAATCGGGTTCGGACAGATTCACCCGTTCAGCGCTGATCTCCGTGTACTGTTCACGTGGTACTGTTCACGAGTCGCCGGGTGTGGTCGACTTCCGCTGGCCTAAGGGCCGACCTGCGGACACAGGAAGCCCCGCACCCGGCGGCGTGCCAACGCCAGCAGCGCACAACGGTGTGCGCTGAGCATCTGGCGACGTACAGCGGACGCGAGTGCGGATCATGCTCGCCGCGGTGACGCTGCCGCGCGCTGTGCGACCTGTGGCGCGACGAGCGTGCGGCGTGGCCCCCCGGCGTCGCTACGCGCCCGGTCGGGCTCGCGGTGTGGGTACCGCCACCTCGCCGCGAGCCCGACCCTAGTTACCAGGAGTTGCGATGGGTGTGCCCGTGTCTGATGGCGCAGAGTGGGCCCAGTGGGTTCTTCTGGCCGCCCTTCTCGTGGTGACGGTCGTGCGCATAGCCATAAACCTTGACGACCGACCGAGTGGCTCGTCCAACGGCAAGTCCACGCGTAGGACCGAACGGTGA